TTTGGATGACAAGGTATAACTACCTCGGACCGCTGGTTTTTAGGCAGCTAGAGCAACTTTGCTTTTGCCAGTAACAGAGTTACCAGTGAAGCTCATTGCGCTGAAGTCGAATGTATCTGCGTTTGCATTTACGTTTTTTGCTTGGATTACGTCCATCGCCTATCGTGTTGCCGTCTCTATTATCTCACCCTGTCGAAACCATGGCAGGCCCGTCAAAAACGCACTACAAGGTTGCCCATTATTAAGAGGGGTGTAGTGCCCTTTTGGTGGACCTGGCGGGAGTCGAACCCGCGTCCAGAATGCCTTCACTTTGAAGGGATTACAACAATTCCTTACATGAAAACTTCAACCAAAATGAATATAACAATTAAAACTGCTACGATCGGTTGATATGCTTTCATATTAATTGTATTTATTATAACATCAGTTATCTATAATGTCAACTCGGAATTACCGCCCTTTCCAATAACGCCTTTTGGAAATACATTAAATGCCAAACTGAAACGTTCTTCTGTAGATTCGTTTGGCAACACGGAGTGTGCTAGGGTAGAGGGGAATAATAAAACATCATATACGTTTGGCGAAAAAATTAATGTTTCGGCATTATAATCTGTTAGTTTAGATATGTCAAATTTAAATGTACTGCCAAATATATTATACCATGTCTGTGCCTTGTGAAAACATATGTTTCCTGATTTTTCATCAAGTTTCAAATATAATACTCCGCTGATTAGACTGTTACTGTGCCAATGGCTAGCATGACTGTCCCCAGTTTTAGCACGGTTAACCCACGAAGTAGTTATTTCCCATGTCAACGAATTATCAAGTCCGAGAATGTTGTATACATACTCGTCAATTTTTGATTGGATTTGTTTTTTAAGGCCGGAAAGGCTTGGTCTATCTAATAAATGTCTTTCTGCACTTTCTTGATGAGTAAATTGCTCATCGTCATACGCTGGAATTTCGTATTCCAAATTTAATAATTTATTAAAGGTAATAGGGTCAAGAGGTGATATACTTGACTTGTAAAGAGGGATACCAAATAATGGCGTTACTTCTGTTCTGCTCATTTAAACCAGCCAATTTTCTCGCCGTTATCTTTTCTACGTTGCCATTCTTCTTTAGTGGATGGATATCTCCAAGCCCATATAGCTACTAACAACATAGTAATGCCTGTATAGATTACAGCTTTTAGGTTACCAGTAGTAAACCACATAATAATCAAACTACTTTCCATAACCACTACCATTAGGATTTTTCCACTCTTAGGAAACACACGCTTTTCGCCCCAATTAGTAAGGAACGGTCCAAACCATTTGTGATTGTATAGCCAAGCATGCATCTTAGGATTAACCTTGGCAAAACAATAAGCTGAGAATACTAAGAAAATACTAAATGGAATTCCAGGAGTAATAAACCCAATGTAGGCCATAGCCAAACTTAAGAATCCTAATATGTTCCAAAATATTTTTTTCATATTATCCTATGTTTACAGAAGATATCCCCGGGCCGGCTGTGGCGCCATCGATCCTAGCATCGCCTATTCGGTGTACCGCTTTACCGTTGACAAACACAGTTCCGCTACCGCCAGTAGCTGTTTGATTTCCAGCTACACCTTGAGGATGGCCTCGACGATTAGCATTATACAGATCATCATTTGAACTGCTGCCACTACCTACAGTAGCAACACCCTTACCACCGGCTGATACATTTCCAGACAAGCCGGTATTCAGTGGTGCGCCACCGTGTACACTTGTATCGCCTGAAACGGATATTGCTGCCATTATGCTAGTTTAATACCGGTGGTGCTTTGAATATATTGATTAGCAAAGTCTGGTTCAGTTGCAACTACTGTTGCAATTGCTGTCTTATTCAAAAGGAATTCTTTGTCTGGGTGTACTGTAAAAATATAAGGCATCATGCCTATACCTTGCTGACTAGCACTTAATACCATTGGACGAGTAATTTTATATCCGTCTGGTTTTTCTTCAACTAGTTTAGCCAATACTTCTTCACCAGTTGTCATTTTAATAGTAACTACTTCGCCTGGGCTTACGCCTTTATCAATTAGCATCTGTTAACCTTTTCTTTAATTCTGTAAATCCACCAATTAGTTCTTCATTTAAGAAAATCTGTGGTACTGTTCTTGCTGTTGGTACTGCTTCTAGCAATTCTTCTTTGGTGTATCCGTCACCGATCTTTTTTTCCTCGAACGGAATACCCTTTTGTTTTAATAATGCCTTTGCTTGATCGCAATAAGGACAGTTATATTTGCTCCATACTACCGCTTTCATTTTTATTCCTTTAAAAACACTTTTTATTATAACATAGGTAATTCATTGTAGTCAATACCTTCGCCCATGACTCCAATAACATAATTAGTCGATTCATTTTCCTGCAAAGCAGTTTGTTTTTTACTAGTATCGCTATGTTTGTTAAACCACGGAATAGGAGTTGACTTTGGCGCAGGATTATTATACTTGATGCCGATGTCTTTTAATGCAGTGGCCGCTGTATAATCTACAAATTCTTTTAAGATGTTAGCATTAAGACCAATGACTGGTCCTTTCTGGAAAAGATAATCAGCCCACGCCTTTTCTTCTTTAATGACTCCTAGATACATATTGTATACTTCGTCAGCACATTCTTCTCTAGCACGAGCAAATCGCTCATCTTCCTTGGTTACAGTATTGATTAACAATGCAGTCCACTCTTTGTGCAATACTTCGTCTTGTAGAATTAAACTGATAATATTGCCGTTGCCAATAAAGATTTTATTTTCAACCATTGCTAAACTTGTAGCAAAGCTAACCATAAAGCGGAATGCTTCTAGAGCATAACTGGCATTGAGTGCTAGCCAAATTGCCTTGATGTGTTCTTGTTCAGTAACATCTTGCCCAATTTCTTTTCTACAATTGACAACGTGTAACGCATCATAGTAGTTACCGACACTTGATGCCATATCTACAATTTCTTTGGTATCGTGAATAGTGTTGAACACTTCTTTCGGCACATTGTAGATGTTGCGAATAATATGTGAGTACGAACGACTGTGAATGTTAGTTTCAAAGAAACTCCAATTGTACATCAATGCCTCTACTTCCGGTAACGAAACACACGGAGTGAACACTTGTGCTGGTCCGCGGCCTTGTAAACTATCTAAGGCTGTTTGACGTAGCAAGTTACTAGTAAAGATATGTTTAACAGCATCACTAGCATCTTTAAAGTCATTTGAGTCTTTGCTAAGACTAATTTCTTCTGGTACCCAAAAGAAACCGCGAGCAGTCTGTTCAATCTTTTGAATTTTAGGATATTTGACTTCTTCAAAACGTTGGATAGTAACTGGTCCTTGCGGATCCAGAAACATTTTACGACCAAGATAGTCTGTTTTTGTGTTTAAGTTATATTGCGCTCGACTCATTGATATGTTCCCAATTAATAATTTTCCATTGATTTTCTAAATAGCTTTTCTTGTCTGCTTGATAGTCTAATGCCCAGGCATGTTCCCACCAGTCAACTAATACTACAATATCTTTTTTAATCTCATGATTGACAATAGTTTTAATCTTACCATCTCGGGCCAAGTAAACCCAACCACTGCCTTGTATACCCATTGCTTCTTTTAGAAATGCTTCTTTAAAACCTGCAAATGTTGTATAGTGTTTTTCGATTAACGCTAATGCCTTACCTGTTGGCAAGTTATCGTCGCTAGGCTTTTGATACTGTTGAAACAGAATGTTATGCAAGAACACGCCAGCCTCGTTAAAGTCTGGGTCGCCTTCGTTGGCATTATATCTTTTAGCATAAGTTTTTGCCAACGTATCGTAGTGATAGTCAATAGTGTCTCTAGAAATTGCAGGACTGAGTTCTCTAGGGCCGTAAGGCAATGGTTCGATGTGTAAGCTATCTGGACGACCTTCTCTTAGGATTGTATTTCTAATAAATCCAAAGGTCATAGTTTGCATGCCTCGCAGTCGTCGTCTTCAATTAATTCTCGTTCGTTATGAAATCCATTGTAATGTACTTCTGGAGTAAGTTCTTCTTTTGCCTTGCTGCCTGCTTTATTAATCAAGCTGTAGTAAAAAGTTTTTAGTCCCCACATGTGTGCCTGCATTAGATTCTTAGCAATTAGCGTAGTTGGTACTTTTCGATCAACCCAATGTGCTGGATTGTAGAATGTATTTGTTGAAATACTTTGATCAACATACGCAGCTAACACAGCGGCCGTTTTTAAGTATCCTGTACAATCTTTTTGTTCCCACATTAGTTGGTACTTGTTCTTCAACTTATGGTACTCAGGGACTACTTGTGTAAATGATCCTGCTTTACTTTCTTTAACAGTAATCAAACTCATTGGCATTTCAATACCGTTGGTTGAGTTAATAACTACTGAGCTAGACTCAACTGGTGCAATAGCCATTAAGGTTGCATTCCGAACACCGTGTTCTAACATTTCGCCTCGCAATGTTTCCCAATCTAATTCAGGAGTAAAATCTGTTAATTCATTTACACCTTTAGCACGTAGTTCCCACGGAAATGTACCTTGGCCGTATCGGGTATGTGAGCTATGCTGACAAGCACCTCTTTCTTTAGCCAGTTCAACGGTTGACTCTGTAAGGTAATAGGCTTGATGTTCCATCCAGCTCTTAACTTCTGCAAGGGCATCTTTCTCGCCATACTTAAGACCACGTTTGGCATGCCAGTAGGCTAGATTAGTAACACCAATGCCTAGTGGTTGTATTTCATCGTTTGACAACTTGCTCTGTATACTCAAGAAGTCTTGATAGTCAAGAATGT